ATACCACTCACTCCTGCATCAGCTATTTCAGAATCTTCGGTATCTTCTAATGCGATAGAATCACTATCTAATGTAATATCTTCTTCTGCCATATTAATATCCAAATGTTGCGTCTGCCATAGGCATACTGCTTTGTGGTCTGCCTACAGGGTCATAGTCAAATATACTAAATCTAGGTCTTGACATAATGCCATATCTTAGTGCGTCATATATATGGTCTTCTGCTCTTGTATCCACGTCTTCAGGATTCTTCTTATCTAGTGGTATTGAAGGTATTTGTGATATAGCGTTTGTGCAAGTATTAAAAAATACCATTCTTGGCTGTTCTGTAAATTCGTCTATCTGTAATCTTCTATGTATCTCGTTCTTGCCTGACACTCTACTGCCTTTACTTCTGTCTGATGGTCTGAATCTACATCCTCTTTGTATCATTTGTTCAGCAAGAGAAGGACCAGTATCACCACGTTTGTGCCAAAGAGAGCTATCCAAAACACCATACTTAATATTTCCATCATCGGCTTCTAGCTCTAGTATCATATCTGCCAAATCTGTGGCAAGGACTTTGCTAACATACAACTCTCTATATACAACAAGTTGTTCATCTGGACTAACAGCAAACCACAACACAGCACTATAAGAACCATAACCATAGTCGCAAGACCTAAATTTAACCCAATTTCTTGGAATTGAAAAAGGCTCAACAACGTGAGTATCCCTATTAAACTCAGTGAAAGCAGCACCTTCTTTAATATCCCAATCACCCTCAAGCAACTGCTTACGTTGGTGTTCAGGGAGGGATAGAAGCATCGCTTCGTAATCACCTTGAGATGATAGGTATGGGTTATCAGATAACCTAGCAGGGATGAATCTTCTTTTAAATAAGGACTCTCCTGCTTTACTATGCCCATCAGGGTACTTGAGAACTTGTCCTGTTTCAATGTTTGTGGCATCAAATGCTTTTCCATAAGGTGCAGGGTCAATAAACATTTTTTTAACCCACTGATGACCCGGACCTCCCGGGTTCGTTGTTGCCCTCATATACACAGGTAAATCAGGAGCAGTAGAACGTAGTCGTGACCTCATGTAGTTCCAAGCAAATGGTGTTGCCCATTGTGTTAATTCGTCAAAGCCTATCCAACTAAAGGCTAAACCTTGATATCTCAGTACGTCATCATCTCGGTCTAGGTAGGACATCCACAGTCTTGCACCTGAAGGAGCTACCCATTGCATCTTTCTTTCTGACCATTTTATCCCTTTGTATATCAAAGGATACAATTCTCTTGACTTCCAAACAAGTTCTCTTAGTTCTTCTGTCGTGTGTCGTAACAACAATCCACTAAACTGCGAGTGACCCATATAACGTAATGGGTCTGCTAACATAGCATACGACTTACCACCACCTGCACTACCACCATATAAGACTTCTCTTTCAGGTGAAGCAAGAAACTCTGTTTGAGGTCCTTTGTTTGGTTGGAATACTACATTCTGTTCTGCAACAGGTATAGACTCCACGTCATCTGTTATCTTAGGCTTTTGCTCCGACTCTACCTTCTTCGATGGCTTTCGCTTTCTCGATTGCTTTCGTGGCATACTCGGACCATCGTTTAAGAGTTCTAGCCTTGTTCTTACGTTGTCGTTCATGTAATAATCTTTTCCTTAAACCAATATGAGATATCTGTCTGCCTGTCTTTGTTGTCAGCCAATTAGCAACTTGCCTCAGTGAATATTGTTTCACGTGTCTCCTTGCTAACTCTAGTGCCTCTAACTCATATGGTATGGGGTCAAGTAATTCTCTATCATCTTCATTAATCTTATAACCGAAAGGAACAGTTCGTGCTATACGTGGTATCTGTATCCACTCCTTTTCATCTTCATCTTTTAAATCTGTGGGTTGTGGTAACTTCCACTTACCTAAACTTCTATCCATTACTTCTTTTTTATATTGTTAACAAAAGTCACAGGGTTAGCATACTTTTTAGTAGCTAGTCCACCTGTTTTAAAAACAATGTATCTTATTGGCTCGTCATCGCCTATTTTATGCACAGGTGCTGTACCTGCAATTATCCCTCTTAGATTTGTTTTATAGCCAAGTGCTTTAAGATTTTTATGAACCTGAGAAGCCTTTAATCTTCCTGCTGACCATTCATGGATAGATTTAGCTACTGCTATTTCTGTTTTTTCATCCATGTTACTCGCCTTTCTTTGGTGGCAGTATCATAACACCACCTGATGCCTCTACTTGAACTTTCTCTGTTTTAATTAAACCAACTCTGTCTAACAGTTCTTTTGATGCAGATAGTTTATCTCTGATGCCTAACTGCGTTGGGTCATCAACACCACTCACCATAGCCACTGCTGCCTTTGGTGCGTTTCTGCTCATATATAATGTTGTAGCATCCATGATTTCATCTTTCATAGAAGCCACTACACTTGCTGTAGATGTTTTCTCAGAGTAACCTGCTAGTAACTTTGCTTGTACAACATCGCCATGTGCTTCTTCAAACAAGACTTCTAAAAACTTCTGTTGTCTTTCTGTTAGCTCTCTGCTCAATGTGGTATTCCTTGTGTTATAACTCTGTCTATTAAACGCTGTGCTCTGTTGGTTGTTTGTTTGTACCAACGTGAGTCTTCCATCTGATTTGCCATTTCTTGATAGTCTTCTGCCTCTACAGCAGCTATCATCTTCTTAAATTTGGATAAACGAGGTTTACCAAGTTGGAATGACATATTGATTAATACGTGTTGTATATCTTCAGGGAGCTTATCAAAAGCACCGAATATAGTTTGGCAGTCTTGTATTGCAACTTGTACATCATTTAAAAACCAATCTTGTACTTGTTGTTCAGGCACAGGATATCCTATAGGTTTACCATAGTAATCTATATCCCACTCTGTGATAAGATGCCCTATCCCCCCAGTTAAATGATTTTCTGAGCAATAATACAGTTCATACTTTACACCCTCATCTGCCTCAATTTCTTCTCTGAGTGTATTTATGTTCATTGTCTAAGTCCTGATTTTATTTGTTGTTTACGTATTTCTTTTACGTGCAGATGCCAAAAATAGTTTCCTATGTTACTAATTATAGCAGAAATTCTTAGAAATGTCAAGGCTTTTAAGCTCATTTCTTCTTCAACATCTTAGCTGCTTGTCCTACACCTTTGATGCCAAACGATGCAGATATGGCTATATACAATAGGTACTGATACCAATCAGGAAGTGTAGCTAGTATCTCAAAGCCATCTTTTACATATTCTCTCATACCGGGAATGAAGACTAGTATAGCAGGAGCTAGTAGCACAACTAATGCAAATTCGTCTTTCCACGAATCCACTGTAGCATCTGCCATCTTACCTTCCCACTCGACCTGACCTGTTGCAACCTTCTCAGCAACAGTAGCACGAGCTTTTGCCTCTGCAACTTTAGCTTGTCCATCTGCCTTTGTTTTTTCTATTTTGTTTTGAAACCACGTTCCTGCGAGGTTTGCGATTGGTCCTATTAGTGCTTGTATCATTTGCTATCTTCTCTTTTATTCTTTCTTGTTTTAACTTTTCTTTTACCCTAGCTGAATCTACGAAATCTTGATGTTTTCTTTGCAGTCTTGCTGGGTTGTTTAGAAAATTGTTTACCTCTCTTAGTCGCTTTTCGTTTAGCAGCAGTAGAGGCTGCGTATTCACTGGAACTAAGAGCCTTAATCGCTTTCTCAGGTAGATAACGTTCGCCAGTTGCCTTTGACCCTTGTGTACTAGGTTTACCTGATTTGGTTCGCCATTTTTGTTTTGTCCACGCAACTAGTGACCTTTGTCCTTTAGTAAGTGCCATGCTTGTTTAATCTCTTCTATTGTTCTGTTGCATCCTATGCAAACATCATCCTTTAATTTGCATACACCTATGCAAGGTGTCTCTAAAATCTTCCTACCCATTTACCTACAAACCAAGCCATTAATCCTGCAAAGAATAACATAACTATAACAGCTATTCCATAACCAAGATATTCCATTAATTCTTCTTTACGTTTTTGTGCCATCTTCTCTTGATAGCGTCTTGACTTACGAGCTTCTGCTTGGAAGGATTGCCAATCTTGCCAAAGACCCGGTCTGCCTAGATAAATCATCATCTTCTTGAGTTCTTCTTCTTTTTCTCTTATCTGTTCAAGAGCCATGAACTCTTCTAGGTCTGCACCACCTACACCTTTGGATTTTTTCTTTTTCAAATTTTTTTCTATCGCTTCTTTTGAAAATACAAAATCACTTATATGTTTTGCACACCCACTCAATTCTTTTCCGTTGGACACGAATTGTTTTATGACACTGAAAGCAGCATTAGCTGCGGCTAGTTCTGCTAACATTTTATCTCTTCCTTATGGGTTTACAATATGCAGTTATACGTAAAGTAGGTCCTTCTTCTTGTGGTATGGGTGGCTGTCTATGCAGTCTTTCTGCGAAATATAAACATCTATCTAAATCTTGGAAAGTTTGTGTTTGGTCTATTACTCTTACTCCCATCATAAACACTAACACAAACTCAATCATACAGGTGCACCTTGCACCTCGTCTTCTTCTTCGTGGCAATCACAGTTGCAATCTTCTATATCACAATCGTAACATTCACAGGTATCACATCTTTTTTTATTTTCTTTTGTCATGTTGTTTCTTTAATTGTTCTTTAGCTTTTTTAAATATTGCGACTACTTCAGTCTTGCCCATTACTTTAGCTCTTTGTTCAGCAACAGTAAGGATTTGTATCTTTCTCGCATAAGGCTTATTGATTTTTTTAACTTTTGCAACTGTGGCTCTTGCGTCTGCCGGTGTGGCGAACTTGATGCTAACTGTGTCTTTAGGGTTTTCATCCGTGTATAAGCGTCTGCCTGAACCTTTGGGTTTTTTGCCTGTGCCAACTTTAGGGTCTCTTTTTTTTCTTGACAACTTTCTTATATCCCTTTTTTTGGTCTTTCATTATCTTAGTCAAAGTTTTAGCTTGACTTGCATGAGCCTTAGAAGCTTTCTTCAGCTTTCCTATTACTTTTCTTAATGGTTTCGTGTAATGTGGCATTATCCTCTGTATCCTCCACCTGCAGCTTTATATCGTTTTGCCAACATCTGTGCCTTTCTCGCACTCCATTGACCGGGTCGACCTCCCTTACCACCTGCTTTGATACGATTGAATAATGCCTTACGCATTGTAGGTTTAGTATAGTTACCTGCCTTATTTACTGTGCTTCCACCCTTTTTTAATTTGAGTGCTGATAGACTCTTAGCTTGTCCTGCGTGTAACTTAGAGGCTTTTTTTAAACCCTTTATTACCTTTTTAACAGTTTTTTTATTTTTTGTTTCTGCCATTTTTCTTTGCCTTTGAGGGTAACAATCCCTTATTCACTGCTCTAGCTCTTTCAGAAAAACCAAGTTTTTGTTTACTTCTTATTTTTCTTCTTATTGTTTGTAGTTTTGCCACCATCTGAATAAAGGTTGTTAAATGTTGTAAAAGGGTCTAGGTAGGATTCGTGTGCCTCTGCTGAGTGTGTCCACTGAGATGGAGCAAAATCAGGAGCACCTTCACCTGTAACCCATAATGCAGGACTTGTTGCTCTCACTCGATTATTCGGTAATGCAACTATATTGCCTGTCCACTTCCCTGCATCTGTCAAAGATAAAACATGAGATTGTTTATGTTGTGCAGGGTCATCTGCTATTTCATGGTCTGTATAATCTACAGTGAACATATATTTAGCAGTAAAGAACTGATTGTCTATCTTACATAGCCAAGGAGAAGAGCTAACTCTGTCCATGACCAAAACGCTGTGATTTCTTGATTCGCAATCCCAAGGCTGACACAAATGGTCCTCCATCGGTTCTGCCCATTCGTCTACAGGTATATCGGCTACTAATGCCTGTATCGGCATCCTTGCCCACATAGCACCACCATGTACGTTGTCATCTTCTGTACATCCTGTGAAGACTACCTGAAAGCTAAGTGACCTATCAGGTATGGTGTTGACTGCGAAAGCTAAAGCATGAAGGAACTCACCATGATAGTTTTGATGATTACAAGTGAACTCTCTTCGCACCCAACACTTAAAGTGTGGGATGTTACTAATGAGATAGGACATTACTTACGTCTAGCTGCTCCACCTCTAGCCATGTACTTGGTCTTTTTCATTCCACCTTTAGCCATATACTTTGTTTTCTTTTTCATGCCACCTTTAGCCATGCTCTTCTTCTTCATAGCCATGCCACCGCCATACATTTTACCTTTACCATCAGCAGCATAA